CCCGTGGCATGGCTGACCAGGACGAGATTACTCGACATCGACTGAAAGACCACCACGGGTTTGACCCAGAGCAATACCATGAATGAAACACGTCGTTGTCTTCACTGGCGAAGTTCAAGCCCTTGCCGCCTCCGGTGCCATTTCAAAGCACAATCCCAGACTTTCATCCGTGGTGGTACCCGCAGATCACCTGTCGTAGCAATCCCGGTGCTGCTCACATGGGCGGCAAGCAGTGCACTTGCGAGATTACTTGTAAGGTGTAGCCATGCCTTGGATCAGTGTGAAAGAGAGACTTCCGGAAGAGGATAAGGCGGTAGTGGAGAATTCCCGATGACCCCCATAGAAGCCCTGCGTATCATCCGGGACTGTGCCGACCATTTGGCGGAGCACTGGTTCGACGAGGAGGCTCACGAGCTGCGCGAGGCGGCGGACTGCCTGGAGGGGGCGTTGCCGCGAGCAGGAAAAGAGAACTGGACAGAAAGGAAATAGGTCAAGATATGCCGATTTATAGCGATACTGAGGTATCTCGCAACAATACGACGTGGGGATTCGAGTATAAGGACATCGAGGAAGCGGTCCGGGATTACCGGACGCAGCGCCCGGAGAATTTGAAGTTGGCATATCTGTCCCGCATCGCGGACAGCTTGGAGAGGATTGCGGAAAGGCTGGACCCGGAATGGCAGGAGAAACACAAGAAAGAGATTGAGAAAGCATTGCTGGAGGAGAAACAATTCCAAGAAATGAGAGCTACGCGGCGGGCAAAAGCGATCGCCGCGCTTCCACGGGTGGAGAGCTGGTATCAACGTGTGTACCCGCAACTGGAGGCGTTGGGAAAACATCCGTGTGCCGCAGCCAAGTATTTCACAGCAGAAATCCGTTTTTCGCTACGGATGGTGCGCGATCCAATAGACCCATTTTTGCAGAAGCGACTGTCGCAACTAATAGCCTTTCCGGATCTAAGGGCGCTTGTTGGCACCCAGCCGTGTTTTGTTGGGAAAATCCGGTGGGCAGCACTAGAGCAGATTTTTCCCACCTTGCCTGAGATCAATGTTCCTTGTACTGAGTCTCAGTTTGATGAGGCGGACCATCCCGATCCGGAGCAGGATCAAGGCTGAACATGGTTCCCCAGATTGTACCAAGATTTTTCTTGACTTTTTCTGGACCACGCGCATAGTATCCCGGTTGGCAAGTGAATAATTCGCCCGTTCGGGTCCAAACCGGGCGGCGAGAACAAGCAATGATAGGCATTCGGGTGCCCGAACATCCGAATGCCTTTTTCATTGCGCCGAGATGGTGTGAACGATGGCTACGCGACGCCAGAGCGACAAGACGGAAGTGTTGACGGACCTGCAAAAGAGGTTCTGTGAGATTCATGCGACCGAGAAGCACGCGGGCAAGGCGTGGAATCAGGCCCGTTTTTCCCTGGGGATGACCGCCGAAGAGAGCATGGACGTGGCCCGAGTCCAGGCGTCGAGGGCCAAGGCCCGTGTTGCTGTCCGCAAGTACCTGGAGCAGTGCCGCGGTATCGTCGCTGGGATCTTCCCGAACGGCATTCCTGATCCGAAGAAGGAAGCTGCCGCCGGCGAGCCGCGCAAGATCAACGTCCACTCCAAGTACAAGCCCGAATACTGCGATGCGATTCGCCGGTGGTTCGACGTGCCGCACACCAAGACGGTCGAAGTGGTGATCCAGGTGCGCGACCGCACGATCATGAAGCAGGAGCTTCAGCCGGTGGCGCCGCCGCACATGAGCGCGTTCGCCCGCAGTATCGGCACAACGAACGCCACCTTGCGGGACTGGGCCGCCAAGTACCCCGAGTTCCAGGTCGCCTACCAAGATGCGAAGGATATGTTCGAGGAGCATATCGTGGACGGTGCCCTGCTTGGGCAGTTCAATCCGCAGTTCACCAAGTTCGTCGCCGTCAACCGCACGGATATGCGCGACAAGACCGCCGTGGATGTTACATCCGAAGGCCGGGCTCTGGCCCCGACCGTGTCCGTGGTGCCGCCCGAGCCCACGCCGGCCCAGCAACCGGAGTCGCCCCAGGAAGGCGGTGGCGCATGACGAGGACCGCGGCCCCAGGCAAGAAGAAGACGGTCAAGGAACTGATCCGTATAGGGAAAGCGCAGAAAGTTCGGCAGCAGGTCGCTGAAGATCCGGTCGTGAACGGTCCCAAGCATCTGCACTTCAGTCCGACGCCGCGCCAGTGGGAAGCCTGGAGCGCTCTGCGAATGCCGAAGAACGACGTGGACTGGGCCGCGGTCCAGCGCGAGATCCAGCCGATCAATGTACTTTGGGGGGGAGGCAAAGGGGGAGGCAAAAGCCACCTAAGTTGTGTATGGCCCTACACTTACTCACTTGAGGTCATTCGTCACTTCGATCTGCGGCCCGAGAAGGAGGTTCCGCACATCGGCTGGATCGGCCGTAAGCGGGCCACGGATTTTGTCGCCACTACTTTGCAGACGTGGCAGGCGGTCATTCCCAATGCGTGCTACGTGCTCAAGCCGGCCACCGGCAAGCATCCTCAGCACATCCTGATCGACGACCGCGTGGCGATTGACTACGGCGGCCTGGACAATCGCGGCGACATCGAACGGTTCAACTCGGCCGAGTACGGGTTCATCGAGATCGACCAGGCGGAGGAGGCGAACGAAGACGACGTGGGTGTGCTCCTTGCCAGCCGCCGCAAGAAGCTCAAGAATCACCGCACTGGTCTGATGGAGGCGTTGCCGTACCGGGCCCTGCTGACCGCCAACCCGCGCGACTGCTGGCTCAAGAGCCGGTTCATTGACCATTCGGACGATACGCACCTGTTCATCCCGGCCCTCTACAAAGACAATCCCTACCTGCCGGTCGGGTACGTCCACACGCTCGAAGAGGCGTTTTCGCACCGGCCGGACCTGTTGCGGGCCTACCGGGATGGCGACTGGACCAGTCTCAGCGGTGTGGACCAGATCATCCTCCAGGAGTGGATTTCGGCCGCCAAGATGCGCCGATGCGAGCAGCCGTACACCAAGCGGTGGGTTTCCGTGGACCCGGCTCGTTACGGTGACGACAACGCCGTGATCCTGGGCTGCGAGAATACCCGGATCATTGCCGCCAAGGCCCTGCCGTACTGCGGCGAGCCGGCGGTGGTTCAGGCGACGGAAGAGGTCTCGATCCAGTTGGGCCGCGCACCGATCATCGTCGAGGAAGTCGGGGTCTGTGGGGTGGGCGACTATCTGGAGAAAGACGGCTTCGAGGTCATCCACTACTGCCCGTCCGGCAAGATGACGGACGCCGGCATGGAGTTGAAGTACGCCAATCCCCGGTCGGAAATCTGTAGCCGGGTCGGCCGGTACTTCCAGACGGGCATGTTCGACGTGGGCATGTGCGCCGCCGTCACCTTCTATCCGGAGTCCGAGGACGCGATGGTCCGGCGGGCCACCCAGAAGGTCTCGGAGCAGTTGACGTGGTATCACTATCGGTTTCGCGGCCAGAAGATTTATGTCGAGCCCAAAGAGGACATCAAGAAGGACCATCACGGCGTCAGTCCTGACTTCGGCGACTGCTACATCAACGGCGTCGGGCACCTGCACCTGATCCCCACGGGGGATGGACAGGTGAATGAGTCGGACGTGGAAAGCCATCGCAGACTGATTCAGAAGTACCGGAGACCGGGATGAGCGACGATGCACCTGAAATCCTGCGCAGCGACCTTCAGGAAGCCTACGACGACTACTACGCCGGCTGGCAGCGGTATCTCGAAGAGGCGGTCGTGGACATGGAGATTCACCTGGGGGCGCAGTTCACCGCCGAGGAGCAGGAGTGGGCCCGCCGCAACGAAAGGACTCTGTACGCCTTCGGCAAGAGTGCCCGGCAGGTCGAATTGCTCAGCGGCTACGAGATCCGCAACCGGCACCTGCTCAAGATCGGTCCGGTGGGGCGTGAGGATGATCTGGCCTGCCAGCAGCACACCTCGCTGTTGGCCTGGCAGATGAGTGCGTTCTACGGCTATGAGCACCTGAGCCAAGCCTTCAAGTGGGGCTCGCTCGTGACCGGCAGCAACCTGTTCGAGTTCTGGCGGGACCGGCAGGGCTTGATCCGTTTCGGCCGGCGGTCCTTCAATTCGTTCCTGCTGGACCCGTCGATGTCGAACGCGGACTTGAGCGACTGTGCCGGGATCCTGCTGGGCCGGTGGCTGCACGAGGACAAGGTCAAGGCCCTTTTGCCGGATCGCACGGAGAAGATTGATGGCATTCCGCGGACCCAGTGGTCGCGCCGCTGGCACCGGGCGCCGGGTGCGAACCAGTCCAACAAGGGCCTCAACCGGATGTACGAGGAGTGGTATCGACTCCAGACCAAGCAGGTCCCGATGGTGGTGTCGCGGTTCTCCGGGGCCGAGTTCTCCGAGCAGGATGTCCTCCGGTCGGCTCAGGGCCGGATGGATGAGCGGATGGTGCAATACTATCTCGCCAACGCCCGGATGCCGAACGGGATGCCGATGTTCTCCCGGTACGACAAGGCGGTCGATTGGGTCCGTCTGGCCGTCTACGTGGACGGGGAGCCTGTCTATGACGGCCCGCAGCCGCTGAAACTGGACGAGTACCCGTTCGTCTGGCTGCACGGTGAGTGGATGCCGGAATGCGACCGGGACGAATTGAAGCTCCAGTCGTTCACCCGGGGCCTGCGGTCCTCGACCCGCGCCCGAAACCGCCGCATCAACCAGATGATCGACATTGTGGAGACCCGGATTCAAAACCTGCGCCTGGTCCGGGAAGGGTCGCTGGTGGACAAGGAAGACGCCTACCGCAGCGGCCAGGGCCATCCCGTGTTCATCAAGAAGAACGCCGCCGGCTCCATGCAGGAACACTTCCAGCAGATGCCCGCCCCGGACCTGCCCCCGGGCCTGTTCTCGCTGTGCGAGATGCTGGAGCAGGAAGAGACGCAGGCCAAGGGCCTCAACGAGGAAATCTTCGGCTCCGACGACAAGGAGAACGTGCCCGGCGTCTTGGCCCGTTTCCGCACCGGCCAGGCCCTCACCGGCCAGCAGGGGATTTTTGATTCCTTCCGGCAGGCGAAGCGGCAGATCGGGCGCAAGGCCGTCAAGCTCAATCAGGGCCACCTGGACCCGATCCGGGTGGCGCGGATCCTCGGCGAGCAGCCTGACCCGGCGTTCTACGCCCCCGACTTTGCGAAATTCGACTGCACGCCGGTCGAGAGCGTGATGAATGACGATCAACAGGCCGCCGCCTTCCAGCAGATGGTGGGCCTGATTCAGGTCTGGCCCGAGCTCAAGGCGATCGTGCCGCCGTCGATGGTCATTGCGATGGCCCCGATCATGGCCAAGCGTGAGCTGATGGCGGCGATCCAGCAGGCCGAGCAGCAGCAGCAGCAGCAGGCCCAGTACCAGTTGCAGAACCAGAAGATCCTCAACGATCTGGTGGCCAGCCAGTCGGCCATGAACGTGGGCAAGACCCAGGCGGAAATCGCCGGTGCTCGTTTGGATCAGGCGAAGGCCATGACGGAGATCGTGAACCTCCAGCAGCAGCCGCGGCTGGAGAACTTGGACCGCATGCTCAAGCTGATGGATGTCCTGGTCCGGGCGCAGCAGACCCAGCAGAAGG